ACAACTACTCAAGCGAACTACAAAAAGACGGCAACATAAAAGAGTACCCAGCATGGTTAGAACATCAAGCTAAATACTTAGCTACTACCTTTAACTTAAACTACAGTGAGACTACATCATGAAAACTATAGGCAAACCTTATCCACCAACACCGATCACACCTGAGTACACAGATGGTGAAGTTACATTCAGCATGACGTTCAAGGAAGCAGCTGCGCTACATGCTGTGCTGGCGTGTACTAACCAACAGGTACTACATCACAACTTAACAGATGAAGGTGTAGAGCTGTTACGTGGTGTGTACGCCGTAACAGACCAGTTAGTCCGTACTAGCGGGCAGTACTGGACACACGCCACAGACATACCGGATGAGTACATAGACGTTATAGACTACAAGGGGGTAGCTGGATGACTGACACGCACCAGCCATGCACAGACTGCGGCTCTAGTGACGGGCTACAGGTTAACGAAGATGCGTCAACATTCTGTCATGTCTGCCGTCAGTACACTAGAGATGCTGACGTACCAACAACTAAGAAGCAGGAGACTAAGACAGTGACATCATTCAGTAAGTTAACAGTTGAGCCTAAGTCGATACCAGATAGAGGGTTTAGCATACTAGACACCAAAGCATACGGTGTCATCACAGTAGGTAACGAAGTTAACTTCCCCTACTACAACGAGTCAGGTGAGCTGGTAGCCTATAAAGTTAGACGACCTGATAAGTCAATGCACAGCACCGGCAGCATCAAGGAAGCTGTGTTGTTCGGACAGCAACTGTTCAATCGTGGCTGTGCTAAGATGATAACGATAGTGGAGGGTGAGTACGATGCCTTAGCCAGCTATCAAATGCAGGGTAGTAAGTACCCAGTAGTGTCTATAAAGAACGGAGCTAGCGCAGCATTGAAGGACTGCAAAGACAACTACGAGTATCTTAACTCCTTCGATAAAATCTACATCAACTTCGACAGCGATGAGCCTGGACAGAAGGCAGCTAAGGAAGTGTTGGAACTGTTCAGTGGTAAGGCATACAACGTCAAGCTCAAGCGTGGTAAGGATGCTAACGACTACCTACTAAGTAACGACAGGGTAGCGTACATGAACGAGTGGTGGGACGGTGAAGCCTTCGTGCCTAGTGGTATCATCAACGGCTCAGCTCTACGTGACGATGTGATGAAGCCTCTGTCTATGCCTATCTTTTCTTGGCCGTGGGATGGCTTGAACTTAATGACCTATGGCATACACGCTGCCTCTATCATAACCTTGACAGCTGGCACAGGTAGCGGTAAGACTACGTTGCTCAAGCAGGTAGTGGACAAGGCTATGACAGACACTGAGTTTCCTATAGGTATGCTGTCGTTAGAGGAAGGCACAGACACAGCAGCTCTATCGTTGATGTCTATGTACGCTAACAAACGCTTCCACCTACCAACTAAGTCACAGATGCTAACGATCTTGAATGATCCAAACAACATCAAGCACAAGCCTGGCTTAGCTGACGAGGTGACAGATGAAGAGAAGTCCGAAGCGTTTGAGCAAGTGTTAGCAGGTGGTCGGCTATGGTTCTATCAGCACAACGGAGACTCGACAGTGGACTCAGTGTGTGACACCATCAAGTACATGAGCAAGGTAGTGGGCTGTCCTGTTGTCATACTAGACCACGTTAGTATCTTGGTTGGTATGCAACACAGCCGTAGACAGACGTCAGAACGTGAGGCTATTGACGACACCATGCACATGCTACGTAGCTTAGTAGAAGAGACAGGTGTTACCATACTACTCGTGTCTCATTTGTCTAAGGGTAGTAGCAATGACACTAGCCATGAAGAAGGTGGTCGTGTTAAGATGTCACAAATGAGAGGCAGTAACGCTATCGCTCAGCTATCTAACTTAGCCATTGCTATAGAGCGTGACACACAGGCTGAGGATGCACTAGATAGTAATCTCTCTACACTTAGAGTGCTAAAGAATAGACTGAGTGGTGAGACAGGCGTAGCCACTGTGCTACAATGGGATGAGAAGACAGGTAAGTTAAACGAATTACTCGAAAGAGTTTACACAGGTGATCCACTATGAGATGCTTAGCATGTAACGTAGAACTAACAGATAACGAGGCAGCATATCAAAACGAGAACGGCTACGTAGATATGTGTGGTGATTGTATCAAAGCCAGCTCAGACACTAGCCCAATGGAGCCAGACTATGTCAAAGAAAGTGTTGGACTTAGAAACGAAGACGACTAAGGATCACATCTGGATAGCTGGTGTGTTGGATACAGAGACTGGTGTGTATACACAGTACGAGACATCTGATGGGCTACGTGGTGCTATCAACGAAGGCGACACCATCATCATGCATGGCGGTATAGACTTCGACCACCCTGTATTGAAGGCTGTATGGAACTACGACTTCCCTGACAACGTTACCTTCATTGATACGTTGGTCATGAGCAGGCTGTACTGGCCCAGTATGGAAGGAGGACACAGCCTAGCTGCTTGGGGTAAGAGACTTAACTTTGGTAAGGGAGACTTCACAGACTATGACGGACCAGTCATGCACCATGACTACTGGCAGACACATCAGTGGATTGAGGGTGAAGGTGAGATAATCTTAGACCCACCAATAGAGCATGTGAAGCTAGAGCCTTGGGAGGATTGGTGGGAGCGTATGACTGTCTACTGCGAACAAGACTGTCGGTTAACGTGGAAGTTGTATGAGCATTTGATGCATAAGATGCGACAGTGGCAGGTAACTAAGACAGCGTTCGACTTAGAGCATGATACACAGTGGGTTGTGTCGGAGCAGGTTAGGAATGGCATACACTTTAACATACCAAAGGCGCAGGAATTGTACGCTAAGCTGAATACCAGGCTGTCAGAGATTCTAGTCGAGATGCAAGAAGAGTTTCCACCTATAGTAACTGAGCGCTGGTCAGACAAGACAGGTAAGAGACTAAAGGATGGAGTAGAAGACTTCAACCCTAACGCTAGGCAGCAGATAGCTAAGCGTCTAATGGCTAGAGGCGTTAAGTTTACTGAGTACACTGAGATAAGTGGTGACGTTCAGATCAACGGAGACATACTGGAAGCGTTAACACACCCAGCTGCTGCGTCTATTCAAGAGTACATGATGTTAGGTAAGCGAATCAGTCAGCTTGATCAGTGGTTTGAGTTCGTTGACGTAGACACGAGCAGGATATATGGACAAGTTAACTCGATGGGTGCTGGCACGTATCGTATGTCACAGTTCAAGCCTAACCTGGCACAAGTACCTGCTACGGGTAAGCCATACGGTACAGAGTGTAGAGAGTTGTTCGATGTAGCAGATGGTAACGTTATGCTAGGGTGTGACGCTTCAGGCTTAGAGCTAAGGATGTTCGCACACGCTACAGGTAACCTAGACTACGTCGAAGCTGTGACAGTAGGTGACCCGCACCAGTTCCATGCTGACATACTAGGCATTGAACGCAGGATAGCTAAGACATTTATCTATGCTTTCTTGTACGGTGCAGGTAATGGTAAGCTAGGTAGGATACTGGGTGGCTCTATGAAGGACGGAGCAGGGGCTAGGATCGAGTTCACTGAGAAGCTGGTAGGGTTGTTAGACTTAAAAGAACGTGTCGAGAAGGAGGCTGAGAAGGGCTACGTTACGGTCATAGACGGTAGGCGTATCAGAACTAAGTCAGCACACTCAGCACTTAACTACAGACTGCAAGGTGACGGGGCGTTAGTAATGAAGAGAGCATCAGTTAACTGTCATAGATACATACGTGAGTGGAACCCTGTTGTCAAACCTATGCAGGTAGTGGCAGCACACGATGAGTGGCAGTTCGAGGTAGTACCAGGCAATGCAGAACAACTAGGTAGGTTGGCTGTTGAGTCTATTAGACAGGCAGGTAGAGACTTTAACATGGTGTGCCCACTAGACGGTGAGTACATGATCGGTCAGTCATGGGCTGAAACACATTGATAGCTAAGGAGTTATAGCATGATTGAAATAACAGAATCAAGACTTAAAGAGTTAGAAAGAAGTCAAGCAAAACTAGATGCGTTAGAGGCAGGAGGTGTAAACAACTGGGAGAACTACTACGATTCTCTAGCTGAATACAACGCAGAAAACGAGCGCGAAGAATACATAAATTATATACTCCAAGCTCTTGAAGAGGCTTTTACAACAGGAGCTTATGAGCCTTCCGAGAGAGGTGCGGGTTTCTGTGCCAGTCAGCAGGGAAGGGAGGATGCGTTTGAGATATTAACTAAATCACGTTTTAGTTTGATAGCTAAGGAGTAAACATATGGCAATGAGTTGACGCAGCACAGAATAAATGATATAATATACATATACTATGAAGTATTAAACTAAACAACTAAGAGACTATATAATATGAGTAAGCCTAATCCAAATCTAGCAGTAAAAGCAATCCTCTACTGGCCCAACCTAGACAAAGTAAACAAGATGTCTGGTAAGTTCCAAGTAGACTTAACCAACCTAAGTCCAGCAGCTGTTACCGCCCTATCCGAACAAGGTATTAAGATAAAGACTAAGACTGAAGAGATGGGTAGTTTCATCACCTGTAAGTCTGAATACGTTATCGTCCCTGTCGATGAGGAAGGTAATGAGGTTACAGCTACTATCGGTAACGGTACTAAGGCTACTGTTCAGTTACGTATCAAGTCCGGTAGGCATCAACAGTTCGGACCCTGGACTATAGCATCTATCAGTAAGCTAATCGTCACCGAAGTTGTAGAGTATGAGGGAGCTGACGATCCAGACGATTCAGACGTACCTGATTACGCTGACGCTTTATAGACTAATCGGGTGGCTTAGATAGCACCCTTCTTTTTTGAGTGAGGTAACGTATGAGTAACGTTAAAGACATAACAGATTCAACGCCTAACCAAGGAACTATTAAACACCTTGAAGGTTTGTTGGAGAAGGCTAAGTCAGGAGAGCTTAGAACGGTCTTCGATATATGTGGCTGGGACGACGACACAAGCAGCACAGGTTGGTCTTTTGATAGTAGAAACAGTATGATTAAGTTTCTTGGTAGGTTAAGTATCGCCAAGGCAGAGATTGAATGTGCTATGCTGTTGAAAAACCCTGACACAGACTTACGACAAGCACTGGATGGGTATCTATGAAGCAACTAAGAATGTCTTTAGTAGACGAGCTACACATAGACGGTGACTTGTTCATCTATCGCGTTGGCTTTGCTTGTAACGATGAGTCGTTAACATACGCTCAGTACACGATGGACAGAATGATAGGGGCTGTATTGTTAGCCTACCCTGAGACACCATACAAGATATACTTAACAGGATCAGGGATTGACAACTACAGACACAACTACGCTATCACAGCGCAGTACAAAGGGAATCGTAAAGGAGCTGAGAAGCCTATACACTACGAGGCACTACGTAACTACCTACTAGACACGTACGATACAGACTTAAGTGAAGGTAACGAAGCTGACGATACAATTAGTATAGCAGCTACATCAGCTAAAGCAGCTGGTCGTCTACCATGCATCGTATCAGTCGATAAAGACTTCGATCAGATAGCTGGTCTACGTTATGACTTCGTTAAAGAAGTAGAAGTGTGGAAGACTACAGAGGAAGCTAAGCGTAACCTCTATCGTCAAGTCATGGAAGGTGACGTAGCTGACAACATCAAAGGTCTACGTGGTGTTGGACCTGTCAAGGCTAAGGCTATACTGAAGGACATGACAGATGCTAAGGAGATGTATGAAGCGTGTATAGCTACGTGGATGGAGCGTACTGAGTTGACTAAGGAGGAGGCTACAGCACGAGTAGTAGAGAACTTAAACTTATTATTCCTACAACGTGAGTACGGTGTGTACTGGAAGGAACCTGCATAATGGCTGTTAAGAAACCAAGAGTAGCACGTACTCGTGCTGGTAAGACCTGGACAGAAGCACGTTACTGGCAGTTCATACGCAGTCTATTACGTCAAGGTTTTAATCGCTATCCACCTAAGTTTCAAGCTAGGAAGGCAGTCGAGAGAACAGTGACAGGTAAGAGACACAAGTATGAGTATCAATGTGCTGAATGTACTGAGTGGTTTATGGGCAAGGAAGTCCAAGTAGACCACATCGAAGCAGCTGGCACGTTAAAGACATTCAACGATCTAGGACCATTTGCACAACGACTATTCTGTGAGGCTGAGGACATGCAAGTGCTATGTAAAGCGTGTCACCAGATTAAAACTAATCAAGAGCGTCAAGCACGTAAAGACGCTAAGGAGAATCAACAATGAGAACAGCAGGCGGTAACATGAACCACGTAACTCCAGCGTACAAAGTTGGTGATGTAGTTGAGATAACGGAACACAGCCCTTTTTGTTCTTTGTATGTTGTTGGTCAGCTAGTGCGGGTTGTTAGTATAGACGGTGAGATCGTACGCGTTCAAGACGTGAACCAGTTAGACCCTACACAGTATATGACCAGTACATGGAATATCAAACACCCAGCAACAGAGGGGTATCCAGAACAAGCACGAGTAGAGCAGGGCTATTGGACTGGACAGACGGCAACGGACGAGATAGACACACAGCGTAGCTTGAACGATGCTACACCTGATGAGTGGGACCAGGCCAGTAAGGCTGCTATGTTAGACATAGAGCACGTTCTCTCAGAAGAGGAAGCTACTGAAACAGACATAGCGTATAACAACTCATTAGAGGACGGCGACTTTGATGAACCAGACTTAAACATACAAGCAGCTAACCCACTAGACACACAGATAGGTGGTAGACACTACAGAGACATGGAGATACAGCCTATTGAGTTCATCACAGCTAACAAACTAGGCTGGTGTGAAGGGCATGTAGTCAAGTATGTGAGCAGACACGCTAGCAAGGGTGGTAAGCAGGACTTAGAGAAGGCTAAGCACTACATTGATATGTTGATAGGGGAGGTTTACGGTGATGAATGATTACAGCTTACTAGAGAACGAAGGACACTACATCATCTGGGACAACGGAGTTGATAGCTTGTTCTATGACTTCGCAGATAACTTAATAGGTGCTGAGGATATGTTAACGTTCTTAGACACAGTGGGGTTGACGCCATGAGCAGCACAGAGCAGTACCCACCCATCAACATAGAGGATAGACAGATGAATGAAGAAAATAAGCTTTACAAAAAACTAGCTGAAAAAGCCGTTTCAGAACTTAAAGAATCACTAAATAGAAGTTATAGAACATACAAGAAATCTATCAACCTTCAAGGAACTACAGAGGAAGTGCAGCTTACTATAAAAAAGGGAAACTTCACTCTAGATGATAACGGCTCAGCAATTATTAAATTGTATGAAAGTACTTTTAACGAAGCACTTCTTGCTCACCTTCTGGCCCTAAGAAAGGAAAGAGCTATATCGAATAGTGTTGATTATTTTGTCGAGGCGGTGGAATCCCAAAGGTCTCTTATAGATGGCATCCTTTCTTACGGATCTGAGCAATAGCATCTTTAACCCTACTACCATAGAAACCCAATAGCCTTATAGGAAAGATAATGGCAAGAACTAAACGCAAGCCATATACCGGAAGCAAAGCTGTTGATGCTAGCTGTAGAAGCCACGGCTCTTGTCCTTGGTGTAAAGAAGGTAGGAAGGCGAAAGTAGAGAGACAAAAACCTTTGGACATAACGAGCACAAATAAATTCGAGTCAATGGAGGCCGAAGCGAATGAGTGATAACAAATTATTGCGAAAAATTAAGAGCGAAATAGCATTCCATAGCGAAGGCACGTTCCTTAACGATCAAAATACAACCAAGACATTTAGAGAGTGTCATGCCGAGATAACTCGC